AATACCATGTCCGTTTCCTTTCCGTTATCGTTTAAAGTTACCCTGATATAATGCAACCTCAATGCCAACAGGCAGGGTTTATTGTAAGAATGTTATAAGCTGTTGATATTGTTACGATAAAAAGTTTGTGGGTAGTTCATGCCATGCCCGGAAAACGCTGGAAAGCCAGAAAACTGTGTAAAAAATACTCGATTTCTGCGCCAGGTATCCGCATACTTTGGTTACACGTATCCACTTTCGCCAGAAAACGGGGAAAATGTGGATACTTTGGCTAAAATTGGGCAGAAAGGATGCAATTGGATATTTAATATGCAGATTTCTCTTGACATGCCAATAAAACTGTGTATTGTGTATCCACTATGAAACCAGTGCCAACCAAACAACCCGTAAAAAAACAAAAACCGAATGGTTCTGTTGCGTCTGGCGCTGGTTCACTTGTCAAAAAGCCTCATCACGGCCTTGGAAAAACAAGGCCGCCTATGCCGGGAGCAGGAAGGCCGCCCGTTCCGATTGATTGGAAAACCGTGGCAGAATGTTGCCGCATCCAATGTACTATACCTGAGATAGCGGGGCTTATTGGGGTCAACAAAGACACGCTATATGAGCGTTGTCCGATTGATAACGGACAAGATTTTCCGTCTTTCTATGCTGAAAAATCCGAAGGTGGCAAGTGTTCGCTGCGTAGATCCCAATGGAAAGTGGCTACACAAACAGAAAATCCAGCCCTTTTGATATGGGCCGGGAAACAATATCTTGGACAATCTGAGAAAGTCGATCATGGCGGCAAGGTCGATCTCAACCTGATTGGTGAGTTTAAGATCGAATTGGTGAAACCATGATAGACAAGCCAGTCAGCGGAGCAAAATGGCCTGCAAAGATGGGATGCCTATTCGAGCCACATCGCTACAAGGTTTTTTACGGCGGTCGGGGTGGCGGTCGTAGTTGGGGCTGTGCGCGGGCGCTACTTGTCAAGGCCGCAAAAGAGCCTATAAGGGTTGCGTGTGTCCGTGAAATCCAGGAATCCATCAAAAAATCAGTCCATCAATTATTAAAAGACCAAATCGCCTTATTGGGGTTTGGTCTTTTTTTTGATGTTCAGGAAACGATAATCAAGGGCAAAAACGGATCGGAGTTCATCTTCACCGGCCTGTCAAATATCACACGGGATTCCATAAAAAGTATGGAAGGATGCGATATTGCGTGGTGCGAAGAAGCGCAGACGATCACTAAAGAGTCGTGGGACGTGTTGATTCCAACTATCCGTGCTCCGGGATCTGAAATATGGATCACCTTTAATCCGAGCCTGGAATCCGACGAGACCTATAAACGATTTGTATTAAGCACTCCCCCTGACTGCGTGCAGGTGCATCTCAATTATAGTGACAATCCGTGGTTTCCTGAGATTCTGGAACAAGAGCGCCAGCACTGTAAAACAACAGACCCGGACAGCTATCCAAACATTTGGGAAGGAAAGTGTAAACCGGCTGTCGAGGGAGCAATCTATTTCAAGCAGATCCAGGCCGCTGAAAAAGCCGGGCAGATATGCCGGGTTCCGTACGACCCGCTGCTGAAGACTCACGTTGTGATGGATCTTGGATTTGGGCATAACATGAGCGTGGGATGCGCCCAGAAGCACTTGAGCGAGATTCGGATAATTGATTATTTTCAGGTGCAAGGATGGGATTTAAACGACGTGAGCATTGAGCTGAGAAAGCGCAAGTACAATTGGGGCCGGGTCTGGCTTCCGCATGACGGATTTTCAGCAGATCACAAAATCAAGACAACCAGCCAGGCGATCCTGCAACGCCAGGGATGGGATGTCCCTAATCGTGACGAGATTGTAGAGATGTCGGTGGAAGAAGGGATTCGTCTGGTGCAGATGACGTTTCCGCAGATATATTTTGACGCTGCCAAGTGCGGGGAAGTGGTTGACAACACCGGGCAAACCGGAGGACAGATCACCGGGGGCCTGCTTGAGTGTTTGCGGCGCTATCATCGAAAATTCAACAACTCAACATCGTCGTTTACAACGCCAGCTCAAGATAAATACACCGATGGAGCCGATTTCTTGCGGTATGTTTGCCAAAATGCTCCGGCAATGCGTAATGATCCGGTGAGACAAATCCGCCCGTTTGCGCCGAGTTACGGCGTTCAGGACGCGGTAGTGGGATATTGATAAATGGCCAGACATAAGAAACAACTCGACCAAATAGAAAACGATGTAGAGCTTCCAGAATCAGGCGGTCAGGCTCAAAGAGATGAAATGCGCCGGTCGATAGAGGCGCTGGCTTCATCTTTACTCAAAAAGCGTGACGCCGCTATCCAATTCAAAACAGCCTCCGGTGTTGAACGCAGGTGGATGGCGGACGAAGCCAGCTTTGACGGAATGGACGCGCTTCAGTCAGGCCGGAAAAGGATGCTCGATTACGCCACAGGAACAGCCCCAAGCATCAACACGAACGAGCCGCACCGCTCAAAAATCGTCGCAAACATCGCCAGGTCAAAGTGTGAAACCGCCTGGGGCCGTTTTGCAGATATCCTGCTCCCGGTTGACGCCAAAAATTGGGGGCTGAAAAGTACGCCTGTCCCGGAACTGTCAAGTAAGTTATATGATCAACGTCCTGCTGCCGTAGCTGCCACAAACGAGCCGATAAACAATCCAGACGGTTCTCCTGTTCCTATTGCAGATATCGCCAGGTCTGAAATGGACGATATCAAGAAGCGTATGGCCGCTATGGAATCAGAAATCGACGATCAGCTAAACGAATGTTCGTATAACGGAGAATGCCGAAAAGTCATTTGGGACGCCATTAAACTTGGAACCGGAATACTAAAGGGTCCAAACGTCGTCAAAAGAATCAAGAAAACATGGAGCAAACAGGAAGACCCGAACGGTGATTCCGCCTATACCGTGACAATGGTAGAAGAATTTAAGCCCGAACTGCGCCGGGTTGATCCGTGGAATGTGTTCCCAGATCCTGATTGCGGGGAGGACATTCAGCGTGCCGGATATGTTTGGGAACGGGATACCATTTTGCCAAGAGAACTATCTTCATTGGCCGGGATGGATGGGTATTTTGACGATCAGATAAAGCTGGTGTTGGCAGAAGAAGCAAAAAAGACAATCGTTACAAACACCAAACAGCAATCGCAAATCAGCCAGGTTATGTTAGGCCGGGGCGCTAATTACGAAAGGTGGGAATACAACGGCGATATAGACCGAGACGACCTTGAGGCAATGGGGTGCGATTGCTCCCATGATGAGATATCGCCTTCGCTGTCGGCGTGCGTTGTATTTGTCAACGACCGGGCAATCAAGGTTGTGCTTAACATGCTCGACACCGGGGATATGCCATATAGCTTTTTCCAATGGACGTCAATGAGCGGGTCTATTTGGGGAATAGGCATTCCAAGAATGCAGTATTGGTGGGACAGGGTTCTGACCGCCGCGTGGCGTGCCATGATGGACAATGCCGGGGATTCTGCCGGTGCAAATGTCGTTATCGGTGATGGTATTACTCCTGCTGATGGAAGAATGGAACTTACCGGCAAAAAGGTATGGTATGCCAATTCAGAGGTAGAAGATGTTCGGGCCGCTGTCTTTCAGTGGCAAATCAACAACAACCAAGACCAATTACAAAAAGTGATTGAGTTGGCCCTGCGTTTTATTGACATGGAAACCAGCCTGCCTATGCTGTTCCAGGGAGAAAAAGCAGAAGCCCCGGAAACGCTTGGCGCAACCAATATCATGGTAGATGCAAACAATGTTGCGCTCCGTGGCAGGGTGAAGCGATGGGACGATGAGATAACCCGTCCGGCACTGACCCGGATGTATTATTGGAATATGCAATATAACGATAAAGAGGATATCAAGGGCGATTACAATGTTGATGCGGTAGGGGCTTCCGTTCTTCTGGCAAAGGACAACCAAACGGCTGCCCTGATTAACGCCTTCAAGTTAAAAGCAGACCCGGATGTTTCAACCGTCATTGACTGGCAAAAGGCAATACGAATGTTCTTTGCAAATCAGGGCCTTGACGTTGTGAAGGACGAGGAAGAAATCAAGCAGGCCCAGGCAAAGATGCAGCAGGCCGCGCAGCAGGGATGCCAGCAAGATCCGCGTATTGCCGGGCAGATGCAGATTGCACAAATGCGCTCCCAGGGCGAAATGCAAAAAGCGCAACTCACACAGCAATCGGATATGAAAGAATTGGAGTTAAA